GCTCGTGCAACGGCTAACCTAACAACTACATAATCAGATAACGGGTCATCACCTAAATCTACAACTTTTTCAATAACTTTGTAGACCTTGGGACGACCATATGCACGATGACAGTCCAAATCTTCTGGACCATCATCGTCATCATCGTCATCTATTATTGTATTACTTAGCTGCGGGTGTTGCTGGCTCAGCTTTAGCTGTAGCTTTTTTGTCTTTGGCAGGTTTAGCAGGCTTACTTTTGGTCGCATCAGCCTTCTTGTCCTCCTTCTTCTTGGCTAATTTCATTTCTGTCTTAGCTGGAGCAGCAGGAGCAGTAGCAGTTGCAGCGGGTGCGGTAGTAGCAGGTGCAGTAGTAGTCTTAGCAGGCTCAGTTGCAAAAGCAACAGTTGCAGCCAAAGTAGCGATAATAGTAACGATTTTTTTCATTTTAAGTTTCCTTTAGTGTTAATGAAATTTATGCTTAACATATTCATCCTTGATTTTACATGGTCCAGATCGTCTTTCATCACAATTGGATAATCTCCAATCATAACTAGTGGGCAAATACTGTTCCATAAACGGTTCGGTTTTATCCTTTTCCGGTTTATCGTAGTAATCAGATTGATTATTGTCTCGCATATATATATAACGCGGCAGACTATAGATCCGTTGACAAGATAAATACTAAATGCGTTTACAATATATATCTTATCAGGGCATCTACGACGGAACCAATTTTGAGGATGCTGCTACCCCAAAACAAATAACCAAATCAATGAATGCTGGCTTCAGCACTATGGTCAATGTTTGGCGTGAAAGTGGAATACTATATTTGGGTGTGAATCAACCGATTACACAAGTGACCGAAAGATATCTACAAGGGCCACGCTTTTATATTAATGCTATGAATACTGATATGCAAGATTGGATTGTAACTCAACCAAGTAAACACTATCCAAATTACTTTTGGTTCCCGACTGATATGGAAAACACCCCGGTAACCGCAAGTAATGGTAAAATCATTACTCCTGGAACAGTTGCCATAAACAATAGTAGTGTTATATTTCTACCCGAGATACAGGATAGAGGAATGTATTCTACAGTACACCTACGTTGTTTCGGTGTATGTAGTAATTACTTGTCTTTTATTAAACGTATGCGTAACGAAGGCGAGTGGTATTAACCACCTCGACCCGCTCTACGTGTAACACTTGCACCACCAAATCCCTTAGTGTTTACTTTAGGTCCTTGACTCTTGGGAGCCTTACCTAATCCAGGATGTGCTGCGTTTTTCTTTTTAGCTTCTTGTGCCATTGCTATGAATGGATTTTTACTTTTCTTTTCTTCTGTCATTGTCGTATCCTCACTGATTCCAAATAACTTTCTATATCACCATATAGTGCTAGCATCATTGCTATTTTACTATCGTATAGTCTTATGAAAGGTTCTTTTGACTCTACATTTTTATTTACACTAAAGTAGTATGGACATTTAATTTTCTTATTACATTCGGTTAAAAATTTATACCAATTGGTTTTCTTAACTTTAACTGGTAAGTCAAAATATTCTATCTGTGCTTCTTTAAATTTTATATCGCCCTGTGGCGTCAAGCGTAGACTGTCACCTGATTTGGTGAACCACCAATCACTTATGATTGTCTCAATTGGGATATTGTTGCTAGGCAGTTGATCCATAACTGCTCTAGTGATAGTGTATTTTAGTTTTTTTCTATCACTCATCTGGGTACACAGTAGTACCATTATTCATAAACACTACTGTAAATTTATCTGTTTTAAATTGTGTGTTTAGTTTGCGACAAAGATTACGTGCATGTCCAGGATTACTGAAACTTGTTTTCTTATACTTGGGAGTAGCGTCTGGATCTTGATAGTGTTGTGACTTTAAGTTTATAGGTTGGCCATCATAGAATACAGCCCATATGCCACTGGCTTCTACAATTTGGTCACACTTGTACGTTACCTTATCTACAAGTTCCAATAATACTTTTGGTTGTGTTCTACTCATTAAAATTTACCTCCGACTAGTTCAACTTGAATAACTTCGGAAGTGTTCTTCTTTCCTTCAGTACTTTCATAGTGATCTACCAATAGTTTAGCTAATTCGTCACGTAGCCCACGGGCATCAGATAATGGAATAACCACATCTTTCCCTTGTCTAGTTTCAATATTAGCTACCCTATCAATAAATCGTTTGATATGAATCATTAGATATTTATCAGTTTTTTCGCCTCATCCTCAGTTTTGAAGGGACCTAGATACTCATAACGCTGAATAAAGATGTATTTAGGGCAAAATGTTACAGCCGGAGATTCACCTTGATACAGTACATACCATCCCGCAGCGTGAAAACACTTGCTTTTCTGTGTTTTAGTGAACAGATGAATTTTGCGTTTGATATCAAGTATAGAATTAAATACCTTCTTTGTAGTTGGGTATTCGTTGAAGGGTACTTCTTTTTTATTTTTATCTATCTTAATTGTTTGGAACTCTATACTAGTTTGCTTTTTAATTGCATTAGTATTTTTAAAATGTGTTTTATTGCCGTTAAGTTTTACTTCAAACCCAGACCCATCGGCAATCACATTTCCTACTTTTTCTTCACCGTCAGTAACAATCCAGAATTGATTTTTAACGACGGGTTTTGCGATTAGTGATTTTGACATCTTCTTCCATTTCTATTAGTTTTGTAATCTTTTTAAAATTACTTTGTTTATCTACTATAACATTATATGTTACGTTTTCAAAGCATATTGGTAAATCTAGATGGATACTAAACTGTGGTCCAACTGTTTCATTGATTACAGTATCATTACCAACTGTACCCACAAATGGAATTTTATTCCAGTATCCAAAGATACGTTCACCAAATTCATATTTGGCTACATGACGATTCTCTTTAAAGTATTCAGCTTGATTACGCATATGTGCCCCAAGTTTTATTATCATAATCCCAATGACGGGTATCGTATAAATTTAATTCAATAGTGTAACCAAATAAACTGAACATAAATTTAACTCCAGCATGGTCACATCTTATTCTATAGTGAAAATATAATTCAACAATGCTATTTGTACGATATAGACTTAATTCCCAGGCTTTATGTTTGGCAATCATTCTATGTTTAGACCAAAGAAAATCCCAACGATCACTCCATGGATTGTTAAGTTTGAAATGTAAATCAATCATATTTTCTTTCCTGTATTTTCAATTTTAGTATTAATACAAGTACCTTCAAGTATAGTCATCTTTGGCTGACCAGCTTGATTAGCAACTTCAAGCATGTGTTTTTTTTGATTATCAATTGATAATCTGCATTGTGCTTCCGACTTATAAACATTCTGTGATTGCATAAAATTACAATTGTCATTTAGGCACATAAACAATACAGGTATAAAAATTTCAATCATTTTTCAAAATGCATTTCAAAAAGTTTATCAATACTACGTCCAAGAGGATTGTTGGCTTTGGCTACCGCAGTAGCACATTCTTTTATAATCAACTCAGCAAACTTTTCGTAATTGAAATTAAGACCAAATTCATTGTGTTCCCAACATTGAGGTTCAAGTTCTTTGATTAGTTTTCTCATACTACCTCAACCACAACGTACTTACTGTGAGGATAATTCTCAGTTAGCCATTCAATCATACCTTCTTCATAAGAAAGATATACACTATTGAATTTGTTGGTTATATATTTACGCATAATTAATCCTTTGTCAATTCAGCAACCAATAAGAAATGTTCGTAGGCTTTTTTTACCGCAGGGTTAGTCATTAACTGATCAGCCTCTGCCATCATAGCTTTCACACCTGCTTCGGCAATATCGTGTGAACTGGCGCCGCTCAATGTACAAAGTTCATCTCCAAACTCTTTTGCTAGTTTCTTCCATGCCTTCCGTTGACCTTCTGTTATAGGAGTTCGCATAGGTTTCAGTTCACTAGCTTTATGCATAGCCTGAATTATAGCATCTTCGGCTACTCGGCTAGCTGCAATCATAGCCGCGTAGTTAGGATCAATATTAAACCTACGACTCTGCCCGCCCGGATATACCATCAAAAGGTGTGTGCCTTTATGAAAACTGTCCATCCAGTCGCTATCGTATTCTGCAACAGGTACATACTTACGTCCTACTTTTTCGTAGTAAATCTTTTTCATATCATGTTTTAAATACTTCTGGGTTATCTTCTACTAATGCAATAAGTGCATGAGTTTGAAACTTAACCTGTTCTTCTGTCATTTTTAGATTGTAAGCATGGTCTAGTATATGCAATACTTCATGCCACAATGCAATCTTTTTAGTTTGTTCGGTAAATTGATTACCAATCCAAATCTCTTGATCATTGAATCGTGCAAGACCAATTGTGCCTTGCATTTCTTCTGGGGTCTTATACAGTACTTCGTATACCAATCCACAAATTTTTAATTTCATTTTAATACTCCTATATAGGGGCTGTTAAGCCATTTTGCATATGTCTCTGCATTTTCTGCAATCTTATTCAAGTCATATTTGCCCGCAAACTTCATCAAGTGTATGCCCACTTGAGGGATAGTAGTTGTACGCACACCCTCACGAATGTTTTTGTCTACTGATAGTT